CAACCATTGGCGGCTTGAGAACATTTAACTCAAGACAGGCACTGTATCGATGCCAGCCATCAAGTATCTTGCCCTCATACACAACAATCTTTTCGCGCACACCGTTCTGATCAATGTCATCAATCAAGTCTTTAAATGCTTCTTGCGACATAGGGGGAAACGCGCTGCTCAACGGATGCTGTTCAAAGGTTTTCATTTCTTCTCCAGTTCAGGCCAGATCTGAGGCCAAATTTTCGGGAACAACTGCTTTCGACCAATCACACCCTTAGTGCTTTGCTCCAGCGGATACGCCAGAAGTATCAGCTTTGCCATTGGGATTGCCTTCATGTGTCGCCAATCGCTCACCGTAGATAAAGCACTCCCACTAATGACCGCCGCGTTTGTCGTCCCACCTAAAAGATCAATGATCTCTGTCGGCGTTATTTTATGTGTCATAAGACCCCCTGTAAATTAAAAGTTGACATCTTATTCTACTTAGCGAATAATTGCAACTGTCGCCAATGCGGTGACGCGAAGAAAGGATGTTACGATGGATGACTGGCACTACCAGATGGAGCTTGAGCGGCAGCAAATGTTGGAAGAAGCATTGCTCCGCGCAGAGCGAAAAGAAGCTAACGATGATGACTGGAAGGTCATCTACTTTGAATGTGGAATGACAAGGAGAAACAAAAATGAGTCTACTAATATCCGAACCTAAAGGCGGGGACTATGTTCTGCCTCCCGTAGGAAATCATCTGGCGCGGTGCTATCGTGTCATTGATCTGGGTACACAAAAGACAACGTGGCAGGGTGTTGAGAAAGCACAGAAGAAGGTAATGATCGTCTGGGAGTTGCATGGTGAAGACGAATCAGGTAACCCGCTTGTTACTGATGATGGTCGTCCTCTGGCTGTCTCTAAGCGGTTCACGCCAAGCCTTAGTCCTAAAGCTTCACTTCGCGCATTTCTTGTAGCGTGGCGCGGCAAGCAGTTCTCGGGCGATGAGCTTGAAGGTTTTCATCTCAAGCATATCCTCGACAAGTGGTGCATGGTTAACATGACCCACGATAAGGGATCCAACGACAAGACTTACGCCAACATCTCCAATATCTCTAGCGTCCCATCAGCAATCCGTAAGGCGGGACTTCCAGAGGGCGTTAATCCCTTAGTCTGGTTTGACATCGATCATATCGATATGGAGGTCTACACCGCTTTCCCAGACTACCTGAAGAACATCATTGCTTCAGCGCCCGAGTGGAAGATGAAACAAGAGCAACCTGACGTTGCGCCCCGTGACTTAGATGACGATGTGCCTTTTTAGGAGAGATGAGATGACCCTTGTAGTTTCCAATCAAGACCACCCAGCCGAGTCAACGCATTGGTACACCTCTGATGGTGTCCCCGCTTATCAAGTAATGGGTAAAAGCGGGAATATGCGCAACACAACGCTGCGGGATGCCAGAACGAGCAACTTAGTTCCCTCTGTCACTACGATCATTAAGTCTGCAGCAAGTCCGGGCTTAGAAGTGTGGAAGATGGAGCAGATGCTTCTGGCTGCACTTACTTTACCGCGCATTGAGGGAGAAGCAGAGAAAGACTTCCTCAGCCGAGTCAGGCATGACTCTAAGGAGCAGGGAAGGATGGCAGCAGAGCGTGGTACAGCCATTCACGCCTCAGTAGAGGGATACTACAAGGGCAATGGCTCTGGAGCGCACCCAGAGCATATATGGGGCGTTAGGAGAGAGATTGAGGCGCGGTATGGTTTTAAGAACTGGATCACTGAACGTGCGTTTGCTTCGGATCTTGGTTTTGGTGGAAAAACTGACTTGGCTTGTGAGGCAGCAGTTCTAGATATCAAGACCAAGGAATTTGGCATTGACAACCTTCCCAAAGGCTTTGATGAGCAGCTAATGCAACTGGCTGCATACAGGGTAGGTCTTGGCGTTCCGAAGTCTAGGTGCGCAAACGTGTTTGTCTCAGTGACTAACCCCGGTCTAGTCCATGTTGTCGAATGGTCAGAGGAGGACTTGGCTAAGGGTTGGAAGATGTTCTGTGGGTTACTTGATTACTGGTATGCAAAAACAGGACTTGTCCGTCTTATTGGAGAAACAAAATGAAAAAAGAAACCAAAGCAACACGCATTAGAAAACTTCTGCGTACTGGTGCGAGTGCATCTACCGTTGCGAAAACAATAAAGTGCAATATCAGCTATGTCTATCAAGTTAATAAAGAAGTGGATAAAAATGCAACGGCAGAGACTACAGGTGTGCTTGAACGCCCGAATGCGCTAGACCATTGGGAGAACGTCCCCAAATCAATCCTCGATGAGGCGCAAGGCATTATCTGGGGTGATCGTGAGAAGACCTACGGGGAGCCTGATGTGAACTTGAAGCGGATTGCAAGTATGTGGAACGCATATCTGTATTCAAAATGCCTTAACGCAGAGAACAAGACCAAAATATCCGCAGAAGATGTGTGCTGGATGATGGTTATGTTGAAAGCATCGCGGCAGATGAATACGCCTAAGCGCGACAATCTTACTGATGCAGCAGGGTATATAGGACTAATCGAAAGGATACAGAAATGACAGCCAAATGGAGCAGCATCAAGCGCGGTACAAAGGAACACAAGGAAGCGCGGTTCACCCCGCCCTCACCCCCCGCCAGCAAGAAAGGAACGGGCTACCCTAGTCACCAGCCGTTCAAGAAGCCATGAAGGAAGTAACGTACTTGAAGAACAAGAATGGTGGGAAATGGGTCTTGCTTTCTCTGATTGGCCCGTTAGAGACAGACAAAGACAAAGCAATCCGTTTAAAGAATGAGAGACAGATGAGGGACTGGATGGCTTTTACTCCTGTCAGTGGAACGATTCATGCTGGTATGTGGACGCAACTGATTATTGCTCAGCCCCCAGTCAACAAAAAAAGTAAAGTTAAATGACCATCAAAGAGTATGCAGTCCTGCACAAAGTATCCTTGTCCACCGCCCGTAACCGTCTTGAGTTGCTTGTGAAGGAGGGCAAGATGAAGCGGGTGGAAGGGACTAGGGCGTTACCGAGGGGCGGTAAGGGTAAGACCATCGACTACAAGGAGATGATATGAGCGAATACAACATAAGGAAGAGGGCAGAGGCGGTTGCCTACCTCAAGTCAAGGGGTAAGCATCTACTGAGTACCAACTACGTGCCTACAGATTCGGCACATACCAACGTCAAAGAAACCATGAAAAAGTATGTGGTAGAAACCAACGGAAAAGCGGTTGCCGTTGCGGAGATGAACGGTGGATAAAAACACCTTAAAGAAATTAGCCATCCATCATCACAAAAGACCGATCAGTTTTAATGGTAAAAAATGGTTGTACGAAACAACATTAAAAAATGTTGAAGTGATGGCAATTGCTGGTGGGTGGGCAATGGTACGACTGCCCAAGTGCGCCCCATACTTATGTGAAGAAAAAGAATTGAGAAATTTGGAGGAGTTTAAGAATGAAACGAACAAAGTGGTATAGCGGCGACCAGAAGCCGGTCTATGTCGGCGTGTACGAGCGCAAGTTTGGTAAAGCTTCTGGCTATTACCCGAACACAACATTTTTTACTCGTTGGAATGGGGAAAATTGGTCAAAAAACAGAGTCACAGTAGATAGCGCAAATGCTCAAACACATTGGGCGCACTTGCAATACTTACCGTGGCGGGGGTTAGTCAAATGACAGCACAAGAGTACGGGCAAACCCTAACGCCTAAAGTCGGTGAGTCTGCTGCGCGTAGAAAGCTAGAGCAAATGGTGAAGGAAGGCAAGATGAAGAAAGGCGTTAAGACCTATCAGACCTTCTGGGGTAACACCAAGAGAACGGTTAAGCAGTCTGATTACACGGAGGTGGTGAAATGAGTGATGCTGAAACTAGCGCGGTCTACGCACAGGAAATAATGCGCCTCAAGAAAGAGATTGCCGCCCTTCGCCAAGACGCATCATCTAAGTGGGCATTTTTGGAGTGGCGGGACAGGGCAGAGAAAGCCGAGGCCGAGAACGCCGCCCTGCGGGACTGGGGTGAGCCGGTGGCGTGGTGCTGGATGGACGAGGAAATAGGTTTTGGTTTTCCGCCCGATGCGGTATCACAAGAAGCAACGCTTCTTTACGCAAAAAAGGAGGAAGGGAAATGAGTGAGTACGCAGACGGGTTCGATGACGGGAAGGGTGAAAAGTTTGACGAACTTATGGTAGAGATCGTTGCCTTGCGGCAGCAGTTGAAAGAGGCAGAGGTTGATGCCGCGAGGTATGGTCGTGTCAAACAGTTTTTACAGTATGGCGATGGCAGCACTTTGGATGCGCGGGGTACGGATAGCGCGGCGTTTGATGCGCTGATTGATGCACTCGCAAAGGAGGAAGGGAGATGAGTGATACACCAAGGACGGACAAGTTGTTTTTCCCCTACGGCAGAGATCATACCGCCGCTGCGGAACCTAGCCTACTGGTTTGCATGACGCAATACGAATTGCTTGAGCGCGAACTCGCCGCCCTGCGCCTGAACTTGTCCGTGACGATGGAAGAACTTGGCGAAATGCGCGACAGGGCAGAGAAAGCCGAGGCCGAGAACGCCACCCTGCGGGAGCAGTTGAAAGATTGCTCCGCCGTGGTTGACAGGCAGCAAGAAATGCTAGACAGGAACGCAGAGCAAATCGCCGCCCTGCGGGAGCAGATCAAATGGGTGTTGCACGAATTGAAAACAGCCGCAGACAGGCTAACGGATTGTCAGCAAACGACTATATCAGCGAGGGATTGCATTGGTCGAGTTGAGGCAGCTATGAAGGAGGAAGGGAAATGAGTGACGGGACTACACACTACGCAGGGTGCATCCAAGCTGGGCCGAAGCACTATGAGTGCGCCCTGCAAGAGATTGGACGGTTGCGACTGACGATTACACACCTACGGGTAAAGCTGGAAAAGAAAGAGTGGGTCGGTCTGACGGGGACAGAAATCAATCACATATTTGCAAAAAATGTCGGTTACCAAGAACGCATGATGAAAGACGTAGAGAACCTGCTCAAGGAGAAGAACGGTGGATAACAAGAGAATTAAAGAATTGTTTTTGAAATCTTTAGATGCCAATCAAGAATTCTGTTATCAAAGATTTGCCAAGTTGATTGTGGGGG